TTGCGGATTTAAGCCGGGCATTCGCTTTGCTTTCCGTCCCGTTCAGTTCATGAACCACGAAAGCAAGCTGCTTACCAAATACACCCTCAACGGGAATTTTCTTCCCGCCGCCATACACAGCCTTCGGCTCCGGCCCCGTCGCACCTTCTTTTTCCAGCCGCTTTCGATAACCCACCGCGGCGAGAGACTCGGTCAAATCAAGTTTCAATTTCTGCTTCGCATCGGGAAGGAGGTTTGAAGCCTCAATGCTTTGGTAAATGGTAGCGAGGCTGGATTTCAACGCCTCATCCGAGTAATTCGCGTAGAGATCAACCTTAGCTTTTTCATAAACCTTTCCAATCCCGTCACGGTAACGAAGCTCGTCAAGCCCGTACTTAAACTTAAGCGAATTATCGAACGCCTTGCCCTTCATATCTGCGATACGGGCTTCAAATTCCGGTCGAATTGACGGAGGAAGTTTAGCGAGGAAGTCCCGCGAATAGTTGTCGAAGGTTAGTTCCGACCGCTGGAGGTAGGTCGGATCATTCGGATCAGCAGTACGATCAAGTTCACTCTGCGTGAGAGTGTACTTTTGTTCCAAATCCGCCATGCCGGTCATAGCGTCGAAGCGGTCGTTTTCAAGCTGATGCTGTTCTACAGTCTTTCCAAGTCCCTGAATAGCCGCGGCCGCTTCTTGCCAGCCTCTCGCCGCAAGCCCCGACGAGTCCTGCAAATACCCGAGGGGCTGCCCCGAAGACTGAGTACGGCCGATTACTTCATTTGGAATTTTCATGCATACCTCGGACGGGGGAGGGGTTTAGCCTGGAAAGTGCTACGGGCACCGCCGATTATGGAGGTGTTACCGACAAGAGAAGAACCAGCGTTGATGAAGCCGCTGAGAAGCGAGCCCACGCCGCCAAGTTGTGCCATCCGCGCCTCGGCTTCGGCATTCGCGGCCTGTGTTAGATAGTTATACTTTTCAATCTCACCAGCTTGTCGCACATTCAGCGCGTCCAGGCGGCCAAGCACAGCAGAGCTACGACGAATGCGCCGGGACGTTTCACTGTTAAGTGAGATACCGCTTCCAGCCTGCAACGCTTCCTGTGTTCCAAGCACTGCAGCGGTCTGCGCGTCTTGACTTTGCTGGTCAATCTGCGATTTCTGTATCGCCCGCCGCGCGTTATCTCTCGCGATTTGAGCATTCATATCCGCGACTTTTGCCTGATAACTTGCTTGCGCAAAACCAATCACGCCGCTGGCAATTGCACCGATAGCTGAAAGAAAAGCCATTCGTTACCTCAAGAAATTATACCAGCGATAATCGCCGACGACAGAGGAAGTTTTTGTGAAGCCAAGAAAGGAAACGAAACGAGCGTGACGTGGTTCATCTTCACGGACGAGGGTGGTTAAATTGAGACAAGCTTTTTTAAGCCTCGGCATCGCCCGCCGAAGGAATAAAGCAGACTCGCGCCAGTGTTTATAAAAAGCCGGAAATGGGTGAAAGAAGAGACGACCGCCTGAACCGAGAAGTGAAAGCTGCCAAACCCCGCAGAGGAACAGCGGTACGCTTTCTACACTAACGATCCAGGCGATCGCCGCCCCTCGGGTGGCCGCATCGGCTTCTTCGATACGGTCATCCAGCCCCACCCCGCGCGGGAACACCTTAACCTTCTTAATCTCCATCATCGCCGACCTCCGCATATTCAACCCAACCAAGGACAGAAGCCGGAAGTGGTTTAGTCTGTTCAAAATAGAATGAACCCTCTACTTCCCAAATTGGATCGACAAATGCCATCGCGAGACCGCTTTGAAGATCAGGCGGGTCGCCGTAATCTTCAATCTTACGTTCTTTCAGTTCGTACATTTTATTTCGGCGAGTGCCGACACGAAGGCCACGGGACTCGTTTTGCCAGACCGCGATAGCAGTAATACGTTTTCGGTCGTTGGTGATGCTCTCTTTTTGCGAGGTCGGCATAAGTGCTCGGCCAACACAATCGTACTGAAGGCCGACCACTACCCGACTGGCTTCAACCGGAAGCGTTACAGTCCCGTTTGAAACAACGAGATCAGTGTAGGCCGACCCGTCGAGCAGAGCATTCACCGTCATCCCCTCAAGATGCCAGAGGCCGCTGACCTCAGTCACAAGCGGGTCAAGTGACCAATCACCCGAAGCGATACGACAAGGAAGATCGACGTAAGGAACTTTTGTCGTAATGTCTTGATCGAGTTCGACTGTGATATGTGTGGAGTCCGTGTACGCTGTCACCGTTCCGCGTCCACCACCTCCGCGCCAAATCTTTCCCACATCACCCGCAGTAAAAACCGCACCGCCAGCCGACAAACTAATTATCCCAGTGAGAGCCGAGGGAAGTACATACTCACTCGGGTAGGTGCCGGGAAGAGTAAGAGCAGCATCAACACCGATGAAATCGTCAATAAGAGTGAGAAGTCTCGTAGAAAGCCGCTCAATAAATTTCCGCGGTTCCCCCTGAAGATAGCGTTCAACAATTGCATAGCAAGTATCGTTAGAGTCCTCTTTCACGCGATGAAGGCTACGGAAGAAACCCTGGGTATCCCAATTGGTCCAACCGAAAATATTATGCTCTTTAACCATGCAGCCGGACAGAGCGGAACCGTCGTCACGCACGGCAAGTACTGGGCGATGCGGGCCGGAATAATAATTCCAGCTCACAACGATGTTACTCGCTTTGAAAAAGTGATTGGACAGGATTGAAACATCAGTGCTTGCGTAGTTTTTGTAAAAATCGCTGTAAGCGAGAAGTCGGACCGACGACCCTTCGTTGTCAAGAAGCATCAAATCTTCATTGATTTGCAGAAGCCCTACGTCCGCGACACCCGAGTAAGACTGCCGATCGACGGTTGCGTCCGTCGCAGTTACAACCCCGTTTGTCCCGGTAAGTTGCCACATGCCCGCCTCGGATGCGAGAAGCAAACCAGCTTTCGTCGGGAGAACGTGACGAATAGAGGTAATGATTTCGCTATCAATCTCAAAGCTGTAGCTGTCTGAGTCAACAACGATACCGCTGTTGTCGTAATTATCGTACTGTTTCGGGCGCGATCCGATGATCGTGAGGGGATTGTTTTCGGTTGATACCCACACCTGACGTTGCTGAAACACCGCGCCAAGGGACGGATAATTGCCTGACGCTTCGGTGAGTTCGACGCTGAACGTCGCCCCGGCACCAGCGCCGGTTGTGGTGATAACTGGAGCAGTGTAATTCTCACCACTATTCTGCACAATAACAGCGAGAATTTCTCCGCCGTACACAACCGGGGCAGCCGAAGCACCAGTGCCTGTTCCATCCGTGATCGAAATACCTGTCGTCACATCGTAACCAGCCCCACCGCCCGTCACATTAATAAACTTAATGCACGAATTTGCGAAAGGGTTATTGTGGATTGGCGGGGTACGAGTGAAATCGGGGATGATGTTATTGTCATGAAACTGCGGTCCATACGCCCGCCCGATATACCCAAGTTCCTGCGCTTGCGTCAATTCGTCTTCCATTCCGATGATGGAGCGGTAGACGTTGAAATAAGCAATGTTATCCTGCGGGTCCCACGTGAGGGTCACACCGCCCTGCGTGATTGCATAATTCACGCAGTGATTAACATAGACTTTATCTGAAGCGGGACTTTCTTCCCCATTCTCATCCACCGCTGTTACGGCGAACATGACGGATGAGTCGTTTGTGGAACCGGAAGAAGCTGTCCCTACGAGACCTGTAGGGCGATCGACGACAGGAGAAGTATCGAGCTGCGTTAAAGTCCAACTTGTAGAATTTGTGCGGGTTAAGTTGTAGGGCGCGAAATTCCGGCGAAGGCTGCTGATGCGCAGCGTATCCCGGATTTGGTTGCAACGGATGCTTTTAACCTGACCGGAAGTGAACGGGGTTACGAGGGTGTAAATACGGGCGACGGTAAACGGGGCGGTTGCGCCGGTAAAGTCGATCACATTCCCGAACATATCTTCAAGGCGGAATTTGTTGGCGGTCACACTCTTGACTACACAACACATTCCATCAGCCGCGGAAATACCCGATCCGGCGGGCTTTACCCAATCATTATTACTGAAACCGTGCGCAACGCTAGTGAGTTCATCAAAGAAAACCGCCGTGACACTTTTTTCAGTTTCCAGCACATACGCGCCGTCCTGGAGGAAACGAATATACTCATGGCCGAAAATTACCAAGTAAGTGTTGGCAATGTCATAACCGTACTGAAACGGCCACGCCGTTACAAACTTATCATCGTGAAGAAGAAAATCACAGTGTTGAAAACCGGCGCGTGAAGTAACTCCGCCACGGTAATCTACGAACCAGTTCTTTCCTTCCAGCAGCGCCAGATCGAACTTTTCAATATCCGAGCGATTAGAATACCCAGGCGCAAGAACGCCTGTGATGAGGGAGAATTTTTCAAACTTACCGGCCATTTTAACTCGCTACGAGAAGTGGGCCTACCGGGTAGATGTAAGGGTTTACCAACTGCGGAGCTGAAATGCCGCGGGCAAGAAGACTTTCGGGAATGTAGTCGTAACTCACGAAGTCGATATTCGCGTTCATCTCACGCGCGCGAAGGATGATGCTATTCGCCTCACTGATAAGTTCTTGGGTCTTGCGGGAACTTCCAGTAAGCGGGCGAACAATCTGCCCGGCAAGACCGTAGTAAACGGCCTGTTCAAGCCAGACAGACCAACGAGAAGTGTCAGTTTGGTCCTTCGTGTAAACCAGAACCGGCGCCTCCACATTCGTCAAGAGCGCATTTTTCACGCCCTGCGTACCGAGTTCAAAGGTTCCGTAAGTAGTGAGGAACCGAGGATGGAGATAACTCGACGGCAATTCGTAAGCAAAAAGCCACGGTGGAATGGGCTGAGCGTCAGTCCAATCCACCGTGTCGTCACGTTCGGCCAGGAGTCCAAGTCGCGCAGCTGAGCGCCCCTCACTCCAATGTGCGGCTGCAAGTACAACCCGCCGAACGTTAGCGTACCACTGTGCGCAGAGTTCTGCCTCGCGTGAGGCTTCTTCCAGCGAAGCAATGGACGAGCGCGTCCCGACGAGACTGAGCGCGTTGTTCCAAATTTCCAATACGCTCAGTCCCATTGTCAGTCATCCTCGTCAAGCGGGCCTTTGGCGCCCTTTTTAGCCATCTGACTCAGCGTGGTGGTGGAGGATTTCTTCGCGGCTACTACAGGCGCAGGAAGTTCCTCGAAGACCTGAGCATCCTTCGGGAGTTTGTATCCCTCAGGAACAGCAATCTCAATCACCTCGTTGGCCGGATAGAGCTTGTCGTAGGCAAACGGCCTGGCAAACTTAACGAGCATGTCAGCCTCCGTTAGTTGCTAGCGTCGGGATACGCAGACCACGAAGCGTAGTCCTTCGTGAGATACGCATCAGCGGCGCCTGCTGTGAGAGCGGCGGTGCCGGTAATCTGGAGAATACCTAGATACCGCTCGTAGGTGCCCGCCGGGAGGCGGATCGCCAACGCAGTGTAACCTGCGATGAGGGTCGCCTTCGGGATCGCGGCCGTCTGCGCATGGATCGTTGCCGAGCCATCCGTAGCGATCGCAGCCTGGGCATCCGAGGCCAGCTGAAACTGGACCGTGGCGGCGCCGCCCGAGGTCACGGCGGTGGTAATGCGGATCACTGCCCACAGGTCTTCGCCCAGGCCTAGGTCCTTATTCACGATGGAGGTGTCAATAACGTCTCCAACGAGATAAGTACCTGCGGCGCCGGTGTTGAGGGCAGTAGCATCGAGCATTTCAAGTCGTTCATCAAGGATCATCTGTGATCTCCTATTACGTCACACGAGCTTCGTCAGCGGCGAGGCTATCGACGCGACGAATGGGGATACCATCGAACATGACGGTCGAGCGACCGGCCAGGTTCTCAATGGTAAGGGTGGAGTTCTTCGTCTTGTTGATAGCCTGACGACGGAAGAAGGTCCTGATCGTGCGGGAGCAATAGAAGCTGAACCGCGCGCCCGACATGGACGGAACAAGCTCCATCGCGCGGACCATAAGGTCCGAGAGATCGGCGCCAGTCGCAGCGTCCTTCGTCAGGTCAGACTTGTCGATGTTGCAAATACGCACAACGTAGCGCCAGTCACGCAAGACAAGACCCGCGTCCCAACGATAGTGAGTGCGATAGGCTTCCATGCGGCCGCCTGCACCATCGATAGACTCGATCGTGACCTGACCCTTGTCTTCGACCTTGATGCCCGAGGAAGAACCTTTCGGGACTACGCCGAAGCAGGTGTTCGGACCCCAACCCACCAGCCAGATGGAGGTGTTGTCAGAACCAGAACCGCCAGCGTCAATGATGTTCTCCGCATTGCTTGCGCTCAACGAATTAAAACGAGGAGCAAAGCCGGTGAACTTTTCAGGTTCGGTAGACTCATTCGCAAAGAACAGGGCCGTAGACATATCCTGCGACATACCCTCGATGTGCGGGCGGTCTTCCGACAAGCGGAATTCCTGCACATTTCCGCTCAAGTCCGCGAGGGCCTTATCGACCTCCGCGTAGGCTTCGAGCATACCGCACGAGTCCGTGACCTGACGGGTCGAAGACTTGTTCGGCTGCACACCGCCGTAGAGCTTACGCCAAGTACCGGACGGGAGGCCAGTGCGGATAGTCGTCCGGTTGCCGGTAGGGAGGTTGCCCTCCAGCCAGACCATATCATCCAGAACTTCGTTGCTCTGGTTCAAAATCTCCACAATAGGAGCAATTCGCCCATCCGGATCGAGCCTCTTCGTGAGGTCGAGCAGAGTCGGATGGGTAACGGCAAGAGTAGTCATGCGTTACTTTCCTTTTGAAGTTGGGTGGTTGTAGATTACCTCAGCAATAGATGCCTGGGATGCTGGAGTTACAGGCGTATTGTTGAGAGTCGGCTCATTCATATCCTTTGCGATTTTCGCCATCATTCGGACGAAGGCGGGATGGTTCCCAGCTCCGGTCAAATCCATAGCATCGCGAAGTTCGGCATCACCATACTTATCGACAAGCTTACCAATCGCGGCGGTGGTCTCCGCAAGTTTGGTCCCCCCGTAAACCGGGTCAGCGAAAACTTTTTCCCGCCACTCATCGTTCATCTTGGTAAAGTCAGCGGCCTGCTTTTCAGCTAAGCTCGTAAGCACCTCACCTTGAAGCTTGTAAAGGGCTGTCGCACGGTCGCCCGCGGACAGCTTTGAGTCGTTCATAGTTTCGAGGAATTTCGTGAAATGAGCGTCCTTCGAGACGTCAGTACCTGCCGGGATCAAATCCTTGAAGTGTTCCGCGGTAAGGACGACCGAAGATTCCACCGCGACTGGTTCTGTCTTGGACGACTCGACAACCAATTCTCCTGCGAGTGGCGTTATTGAGAGTTCAGGATTCGGATTCGGCGTTGTCGTCGGTGTTTTCGGCGTTGCGGAGGGTTCGTTGCTCATTCTCAGACTCCTTAAGCATGGTTAGGTAAAAATCCGGTGCGACGGTGGCGACACGAGACTGAAGGGCCTGACCGATGGATTGGCGGCCGCAGTTGAATGCAGTCGAAAGCGCGTTACCTACGAAAGGGTTGGAGTTAGTTCCAGCAAGCTCAAGCAGCCAGTAGACGGCGCGTCGTCCCTGCGAGTGCTGCATGAAGGCGACGATGGCCTCGTCAATTTCCCGCTCCCGTACCGCAGCTGCGCGGCGAAGCTTGTCAGCCAGTTTCTTTTCTTGCTGCTCGTCCATGTGTCACCATATCATGCTGCGAAAGGAAATGCAATAGACCATATCACGCACTCAGTAGCTGTTGAAGTGCATTTGCACCTCCACCAACATCAGTCTCGCTAAGAGTTTTAGCGCCCTGCGCGATTTGACCGCCCACGTTAGCCGCTTCACGAAGCTTAAGCTGTTCTTCCTGCGCGGCCACGGCGGCGGCGGACTCCTCTTTCGAGTTGATATACTTGGCCTTGACGCCAATATCCCGCCCGTAATCGCGGAAGAGGTCGTCCCAGTTGGGAATATTAAGAGCCTCGGGACGGAATGCCGCGGCCTGCGCAATGAACTGCGTCCACCGTTCGAGGGGCGCGGTGCCGACAGCGGACTGCGCGGAGGAAAGAATTGAAATATACTGAATTTCAATCTCCGCATCCTCAAGACCGGCGGGAGGCTGAGGGAACAAACCCGCCCGGCTCATGATCCCGTAGATGCGGGAGATGGCGGGGGTTAGCGCTTCATTATCGAACCGCTCAAGAACCGAGCCAAGGAGTACAAGTTTCTCTTCCCGCCTTGCATCGATCTCAGTCGCCGTCCGAACGGTGTCGAGGTTGGAGATCATCGTGAAGAGGTCATTGTGGAAGATGGTGCGGATGCGCTGCTGGATTTCCCGAATGTCCATAGTCAGTGCGTTAATATCGGGATTCACGGTGTAGATAGGCTTCGCGCCAACGTTCCCGTTGTTCAGGCCCGCGACGAAAGTTACTCCGCCTGGAAGAAGTGCCGAAGGCCTGTTCTGCATTGAAATGTCAGCGAGGATTGGCGGGCGGTTCACGTAGTCAAGGGACTGTGCCTTGCGCCGGTTCTCCTGTTGAAGCTGCATCGTGTCCGCGAGTGCGTCCATTCCAGGGCAGGTTCCGTAGGGATCGTTTCCGTTAACCTCCCAGCGAGAGAAGAAGCCCGGCTTCTCATTGTATCCTGCAATGGACAAAACGTTTCCAAGTTCGTAACCGGAAAGCCAATACATTTCCTGGTAGGCGCGGCTCTTCGGTACGCCGGGGAGTTCTTGATCGTTAGGCTCGACCATATGACGAACGGTGAGTGGGGCGAGACGGTTTGCGCCACCCTGCTTATATTTGTCCTTCACTGCCTGCGGAACATTTTCTTCCCCGAAACGCTCGATGCACTGTTCGACGGTGTAAACGAACTCGCGGCCGAAACGGTTAACCAGTCCGGTCGCGTCAACGCCCAGGAAATACTCACCGAGGGACGCGGAATAGCAGCGGAAGATGAAGCGGGGGTCCTCGTAGATCAGTGTTGCGTTAGTTCCGAAGAGGCCGAGATCGAGATACGTTACCGCGAGACAGCTGTAGAAATTCGTCGCGGACATGGCGGAAAGCATAAGGCGTTCTACCTCATCCAGCCAGCGACGGACGGGGTAGTTTTGATCATCATTGTAATGACGGAGCTTAAGACGGAACCACGGGCGGGCCGGAGAGGTTTTACCGTTCAGCATTCCCGCCCCGAGAATTCGAGCGCAGTTAGTCCCCGTCCCGTCAATGATATTCGGATTTCGGACTGCCCGCGAAGCCCGCTCACTCGCACTCATCAGCCACACGTATCGCTTCGGGAGGAAGAAGTCCGCGATAAGTTTCCAAATCGGAAGAATGTCCCGCCGCTGGATTTCCATCTCCGAGAAGATTTGGATTTTCTTACGGTGAACTTCAGTTGAAATAATCACTGGCCGCTCCCGCCGATAAGACTGCGCTTCATGGTGCTTGCGCGGGACTTGAGCCCGCTCGTAGCCCCGGTGGAGATGAAAGAGGAATAGGGACGGTACGCCCGATCACCTGCCGCGACCGCTGAAGCATCCGCACGAGTTGGCGTGTTGGGTGGCGGATCAGGCTTCTTAATGCTTGGGAAGAGGAAGCTCATTAGTTTAACTCCATCGAAAGAGGGTCGTAATCAGGAATAACGACAGGTGAGTGGGAAGTAGTTACACCGGGGATGCGAGGAGTGAAGGGGATGGCGAATGTGACTGCGAGAGCATCGGCAAGGTTCGGAGACTTAATCCTCCGCCTTCGCATGTCCTTCTTGCTCTCGAGAAGGATGCACTCGATACCGGAACGTTCAACAAGGCCGTAGTTGGGCGCGGTCAACTCGTCAACCATGGTCATTTCGAGCCCCTTGACGGAGCTGACGATAGAACCAGTCGAAAGCCAGTTTTTCATCGCGCCCCAGATTTCCGCGCGCTTGTTCGCATAGTTAACCCCGTCATTGTTCACATTATCGGCCCCGGAACCGAAGTCAACAGGAATGACTGGAAACATAAGTTGGTTGAGTCTATCGACGACGCCGCCGCCAACGCCGCCTGAGTCGATGTAGATTACTTGAGCCTGGTGACGATGCGCGGCGGCGACAATTTTGGCGACCAACTGCATCGTGTTGAGACCTTGATAAACCTCGACTTCGCGTGATGAGGCATCTCGACCGCAGCGGGGATAGATGACGGAGAAGTCGTCGCCGAGGCGGGCAACGTCAACTCCGAGGACGACAGGTTCTCCGAAGGGGATTTCAACCTCGCGGCCTACAGCCTCTGTTGCGAGTTCAAAGGAAATAAAAGACTCGGCATCTACGCGAGGGAAAACCCCTCGGACGCGAACGCGAAAGAAGTCGCTGTCTTCGCCCCAATCCCGAAGCCACTCAGCAATTTGTTCCTTATTCGAGAAGGGGACGGTGCGAGAGTCAATGGCGCGCGATTTCCAGCGATGAGAGAAGCGGCCGCCAGGGAAACACTCACGGAAGCGTCCTTTGTTCTTCGTAGGGTTGCCGAACACGACCCAAATGATCTCAGTATTTTTGTCGGTCAGCGCACCTTCCGCGACCTCCCAAATCACATCAGGGATAGCGGAACCCTCATCGAAAATAAGGATGATGCGCTTACCTTTGTTGTGCAGTCCGGCGAACGCTTCCGTATTCCGCTCAGACCAGGGGACCATATCGAAACGCCAAGTGTCCTCATGAAGCGGATCGGCGGAGACAATCTTGGTCGCGGAAAGCTTGAACAAATCCTTCGCGATGAAGAGGCGATGCCACTTCGCGATCTCGGCCCAAGTTTTGGTTTTGAGCTGGTTTTCCGTATTCGCGGTAACGACGCCTTTTGTATCGACGCAGGTGGACATAGCCCACCAAACAATGATTGCGATGAGGGCGGATTTGCCAATACCGTGGCCGGAGGTACGGGCGAGACGAATGGCCTGATTAATGTTGATCAGACCATCTCGAAGCTGTTCGAGGATTTCAATCTGCCAATCGACGAGTTCGTCGTTCTCGAGTTCTGTCCCCGGCTCACCCCAAGGAAATGCCCACTGAGCAAAACTTAGCGGGTCCTTGGCAAAGAGGGCGAGAGTTTCGAGAAGCTCATCGTACATTAAGGCACCGCAATCAGGGCGTTTGTGAGGAAGTCATAGTTCTCGGTCCATTCGGTGCCAGCGCATGTAGGGCTATGATTAAATCCCGCCGCCTGTGGTGATGTAGAGGGTAGCAGTACCGGACAAAGTGATGGCAGCAATGTAACGCTGTGAGGCGCCTTCGTCGAGGGACAAAACTTCAAGAGCGCCTGCCGGGAGAATCATATCGCTAGTAAGGGCTGTAACTGAATTTCCACCAAAAGCGATAAATATATCAGCCGCGCCTTTGTTGTAAAGTCGTACTTGCGGACGAGTCTGCTCAGTACCTACGTAAGCTCCAAGGCTTACGTTACCTGACGTTGTCGTCACTGCTAGTGAGGTTGACTCTTTCGGCGAGAATGGGATTTTCATTCTTCGTTCCTTCTATGAGTTTAAGCCTGTGTTTCGCGGCGTTAAGTCGCTCACCGATACTAATATTTACATTCGTCTCGGTAACCTGACGCGGACCATTTCCAGTCCTGTCCGCCATCGTTTTGTGAATTTCGAGAAGCTGCCCGACGGTGAGTTTGTCCGGCTGCTCTTCCATCCGCTGCTGAAGAAGTTCTGCCGCTTCAAGTCCGATGCCGAGCATCTTCTCCTGAAGATCACGGACCGTCCCCGTTTCCTGCTCACGATAGAAGGTTACAAGTTCGAGGAAGGAAGGGTCGTTCATGAAAACTGAGTTAACCGTGATCGTCGCATATCCCGCGAGGATAGCCGCGTTCTCTCGCGAGTATCCAAGGGCGATGTACCTCGCCAGCGCGTGATGGCGGGAAGTAAGCCGTTGCAGCCTCTGCGTTGAGGGCCGCCGATCCTCCGCCAGTACCCCGCGATCTTCCTCCGTCAACTGACGAACGAACTGCGCGTTTACAGGTTTACGAGCCGGGCCGGTTAGTGTGACCATGCAGGCACCTTAACATATTCCGGGCCGGGATGCAATGATATGGCTGATGGGCCGGGTTCATTAGCCATATCTTCACCTCACAAGGGAAGAGCCATACAACGCAGGAAACGACATAAATTTGCGAGGGTGGTGGGGGGGGGGGGTAGCCGGCACCCACTCGGCGGGGTACACCCCCTCGTGTACAAGAAAAGGGGTGGGGCCTTCGTAGTTGTGAATGTTGTAGGCGCGAACGTCTACTATGTTGATAGACTCAACGTGGATGATAGAATTGATAGGCGTAATTGGTTTGATAGGCTTGACGGGTGCGGTGGACATGGCCGAGGCCGCGCTGACGGATTATCTGTAACAAGCGAAGTGACAGAATAAAGTAATTTTGTTGCTCACTTTTTGCTTGCGTTTGGCGAGTTGCGGGATTATGTTAGGTTTATCAACAACGGAGCACGACAATGGCAAAGAATCCAATCCCACGCAAAGTGGAAATAACTTTACGTTCTCAGGATGGAAAATTAACATCTACGCGGCGTGTCTGGTCCGATCAAATTGCGGACCACATGATAGCGGATTGGCAAGAGTTATTTTGGTACATTGTAAAAATTGAATATAAAGAATGGTGACGAAACGCACTAGCCATGCCTTAGTTACCGGCGCGAGTCGGTAACTTGGGGATTGCTCGGGCAGTCCATAACAAAGGGAGTCTAACATGCAAATTAACTTTGCGGATATGCCGTATGATGTGCAGTTGCGTCTTATGCGGGCGCGCCTTGCGGACCTCGCGGAAAATGATCCGGTTTATACGGAAATGTTGGAAATATGGCAGAAAAAAACTCACCATAAATATTCTCAAATCGTAACAACACGAGTTATAGAAATTAAGTATTATTGACGAAACGCCGTGAGGCGTCCTGCGGAAGTAAGGAACTAAGAAAGGGCTAGATATGGTTATTTACTTGATTTGTGTTAATCACGTTCCTACCGGCATAAACTTTTATGCCACAAAGGCCGCAGCAGAACTTGCCGCGCGGGAACATTTCAAGCTGGTGAAGTTTGAAATCAGGGAAATGTACTTTGCTGATCTGGCTGTTGTGCAAGATTGGATCAAATGACGAAACGAGGCTTTGCCTCGTCCTACGGTAACGCGCCTATTCCGTGGCTGATGAGTCATGGCGCAATCAAGCACCGCACATTGCGGGCACAAAAGGGAACTATCATGGCAAAATATACGATGGAAGAATTATTTGCGGCCGTTAGTGGTCTCGTGAAGGAAGTGGCAATCGGCGCAAGGGCCGAAAGCGAAGATGCTCGCGTACTTCCCGTCACGGTCGCCGATATGTCACTCAATGCGGTTATGTATTGCCTTGAGTATGGTATTCAGCGCGGCGTGAATGATAAGGTTGGTGGAAGCGATAAGGACATTAAGACGAAAGTTGAGATGGCCGAAGACATTATCATTGGCTGGTATGACGGCGTTATCCGCAAGCGCAAGGCGGCGACGATTGTCGATAGCTTCACGAATATCGCGCGGAAAATTGTTCTCGCAAGGCTTGAAAAGGCCAAACGGAAGGAACTAGCGGAAATGCCGGATAAAGGCGCGGCTTGGCTCGATACGGTGTTTAAGAAGAATGAAGAAAAGCTCCGTCCGATTGTCGAAGCGGAAATTGAACGGCAGCGGAAACTCGCTGAAGAAGCCGAAACGCTTGATTTGGATTTTTAAGCAATTGCAATTCAGCGGGGGGATTTTTTCTCCCCGCTTGATTGCGATTGAGTGGAAAATTCGGAAATGAATGGTCTGTTTTGGGCTGAAAGTCCCTGATTTTTCTGGTTCTCTGGTCAAACTTTTGATGCTTTGGGGCCTTTAATAATTTGTTAAGAATTTTTTTTTTTTAGAAAATTTTATGAAACACACACGTCGGAAGAATTAGGGAGATAGGAAAATCAGGGTCTATTAGGTTTGACGAGGGACACGTCCGCCGCGCCGCAGCTAACGATATGGCTTGCCCGCGCCGGTCAGTTGTGGTATACTCACATCATGCCCGCGATTTGGGCGGGATTTGG